TCATCCTCATCAGTCTCAGGGGAAATCTGAACACGAACATACTCACGACCCAATTGAGCACAAGCCTGTTCGACCATGAAAGTCTTTCCGTTACCAGAGAGACCGGCAATGTAGAAGGGAAAGAACTGCTCGCTCATCAGAGCAGTCTTCAAATCCTTGAAGTGCCCCCAAGGGACAAAGGTATCATCCTTGGAGGGAACGAAAACGGATTCATTGCTCACAGAGGAAACACTCGCAGCAAGAGCCATCGATGCGGGAGCCTCTTGAACAGGAGCCGGAACCGTGGCGGTCTTGCGCTTCTGCTTTGGAGCAGTCTTGCGCTTCACAGAAACTTTCGCTTTCCGAGTTGCCTTGCGAGTCTTACCGAAAGAGTAGACTCCGCGTGAAACCTTTTTCATCTTGCGAATCAAGGCACCAGCAACGGCAATGTCATACCCAACCTCATCACAAGCATCGATGATTTCGCCACGGGTGAATCCGGTCTGGTTTCCATTAGTTTCGACCAGTTGGTCGCGAACGAGGTTTTTGTCAATGTGATACATAATGTTGTTTCTCTCAATTACGTAGAACAGTCTATCAGAATCGTGGCTACCTGTCAACCCCTTGGGGCACTTTTTTTCACTTTTTTTTCCATGCGTAAGTTGTTGATTATCAAGGGTTTAGGAGATAATGTCCGAAAAAACATTCAAAAACCGGCGAGAATCTTTGCGATTCTTGGTCGAATTCTTGAACTTCTTCATCAAATCCCGAACGCTTTTCTTGTCACTGGCATCGAAGGTATCGGAACCAAGATCAAGTTCACCATCTTCAATATCAAGTTTCTCAGTATTCATCATGAAGTAGTGGTCATACCCAAGGGCATTAGGGGCATGAGCGAATCCCTCTTTTCGAAGACTCTTCTTCAAATTTTCACCATCATTGATTCTCCAAGTCTGACTAGCAAGGTCTCTACGATTACCAACACGGTATCCAACCAGAGTGATATCAACCTCTTTGCGAAGTGCCTCAAACATTTGGGGAGTGTTTTTGTATCCCCTATTGGTGACCCCGCTTCCAAAATCAAGATTGCTAATATATCCAGCACCGTTAACATGAAAACTCTGTGAATCCCCATCAGTGAGAAAGATGGCAATCGTTTTCTGAATTCGATGAGTCTTTTGAAACCGGCGAATGATAGCAGCACTGATAACAATTGTTGCATCCAGCGGAGTCCCAGACATATACTCAATCTTTGATTGTTGGTGATAGTAGCCATCCGAAGCTGGCACCCAGAACCGAAAACAAGCTTCTTCAAACTCACCCCTTTTCATGCGAGAGTTGACCAATTCAAAAACATTGGTTGAGCCTAATTCCAATTCGTTTTCCTCATGGGTATCGCTAGGATTAGCGCAACGTCCAGTAGTGAATCCATAGACTTCAAACGGGATACCGACTTTTTTGCAGAACCAGACCATGTTCAATGTTTGCTCGATGACTTCTTTAAGATAAGAACCCATTGATGCAGAGTAGTCAACAACCATCACCATTCCATGATCCTTGGCATTGGCAAGGTTGGTGACACTCTGAAAGATATCGTCATCAATCTTGTAGCGGTGAAGGGAATTCATATTCAGGCGACCATTTCGAGAAACAGTGGCACGCTGATACTGATAAGCAGCCTTCTTGCGTTCGAATTGTGCGATAAGATATTGGATTTGCTTGTCTTGCTTTTTCTTGAAGGTCTTGAATTTATTCCTCGATTCAGCATTCAGGAGAAAGCGGCAATGTTCTTCACGACCTCGGCGGGATTCTTTTACATCCTCGTAAGAGTGAACCATATCCAGCAAACGCTTGTCAGAGGGAACATACCCAATCCCCTCAGCCTTCTCATCGATATTCTCTTCAAGGTGCTTTTCCATTTGCTTCAGCGTATCGCTCTTGAAGTCTTCAAGGTTGCTACCGGAATCACCAGCACCATCATTGGCAGAAGAGTCACCCTCTTTCTCATCACCATCTTGATCATCGTCAGCTTCAGCGGGAGAACCGTCACCATCTTGCTTCTCAGCAGAAGCATCAGTCTCTCCTTCTTGCTCATCGCCAGAGCCGGAAGAATCTTGCTCATCGCCTTCTTGGTTCTCAGCAGAATCATCACCGGAAGGTGAACCAGTCGTCTCTTCCTCTTCACCTTGGTCATCAGCATCAGCAGAATCTTCGTTCTGCTGATTCTCTTGGTCTTGCTTGATGGAGGAAACCAATTCCTTGGCAAGGTCAAAGGCTTCTTCTGGAGTCTCAGCAGCATAGCACCGGTCGTAAAAGTCCCTTTCCTCATCAGTCAAAGGAACATCAATGTGTTCTCCACACTTGGCATGAAGGTTTACCTTGTCAATCTTCTTCATTGAACTAAGGTCTGCTGGAAGTTTGATTACATCATCCAGCAATCGCTTATGTCCATTGCGAAAGGAACGAAGCAAACCGGGAAACTGCTCTTGAATCTTTCGCTCAATCCGAACATCCTCAGTAACATTCAAGGCATCGAAATACTGAGCACCAACTTCATCGTTCCACCTTTCGAGAAGATCGACTGGAGTGCTCTTTGCATGAGAAACCTCATGACCAATCACATAGTCAAGAAAATCGGTATCCTCGAAGTCCCACATTGGGAGAGTCAGAATCCGATTCTTTACATCAAAAGTTGCCGTCTGGCATTTGGTCTGGCGAACCTCAATGTTCTCAGTGGCGAGAAGCTTTGCCAATTTCGTTTTTGATTCTTTAACTTGCATGGATACTATTATCCATATTTTCGCCTTCCCGTCAACCCCTTAGAGCACTTTTTTTCACTTTTTTTCAGATAACGATAAAGTAGCCGAAAAAGGGTGTTTTTTAGCAACTTATGACCATCTGTGAGAAGTGGTTTGGCTTCCGAAACTCGATTTTTCGGTCGAACTTGCCTTCCAGAACATCCTTTTTGTGTGAAATCACGAACACCCGAGTCTCTTCATCCAGTGTCTTGAGTATCTTCTGAAGGTTTTCAACTCCATCTGTATCCAGTGAGGAATCGAAAATCTCATCCAGAATCAGAAGGTTGGTGTTCACGCTATTCTTCATCTTGGCGACCTGACGCCAAGCAAAGAGTAATGCCAAATCGATTCTCTGTTTTTCACCTTCACTGAATGAAGCATAGGCAAAGTTGTCTCGATGCCTTGAGCGAATGGTTTCATTGAATGCCTCATCAAGCTGAAACGAAACGAAGAAATCCAGAACACCAAGATACGAATTGATCAATCGATTCATGACCGGGAGATACTGACGAATCACTTTGGTTTTGATTCCGGTATCCTTGAGCATCTCTGCAATCACTTCATTGTATCTCTTGGCATCCATCTCAGATGCCCTTTGATTCAGCAATTCATCCTTGGCGTTTACATCAGCAAGTAATGCTGCTTGTGCCTTACTCACATCTGCACCACTGTTGTTCTGAATCTTGGATTGGAGTTTTGAAATTTGATTCTGGTATCCACTCACTGTCTTGGCATTACCATCAATGGTATTCTTGGTTGAAACCAAATCATTGCGAACATCGACGGTAACCTTCATCTGTTCCTGTATCTCAATACCCTTGGTCTTATTCGATTCCGTCTGAGCTTGGATTCCTCTTGCAGATTCCCTTAGCTCTTTCATTCGTGATTCACGAAACGACTCTTCGATCTTTTGACCGCAAGTATGACACTCTGACTTACCCTCATAGGTTTGTGCTTTACTGGCAATGTCTTTTGCCTTGTGCTTCAACTCAACCTGTTCTTCAGACAATCCCTTGGAAATACCACTAAGCCTTTCAATCTCCTTCAAAACCACATCCCAATAGGCATCATACTTCTTTGTATGCTTGGCAGTCTCTTCATTGAGCTTGATGATGTTTTGTGTTAGTTCCTGAATATCAGACTCATACTCCTGAACCTTCTGGGCATCAATCCCCATCAATTCTTGAATATGATCAGATTGAAGTGATATGCGACTCTTGAGGTTTTCAATCTTTGTTTCCAGTCCATCAATCTTACCACGTAGGTCAAGGTTGCGCTCCTTTACCAACCCATTCATCTTCGTGAAGATACCAATATCCAGAAGGTCTTCAATGACTTCTCTTCTGGCATTTGCAGACAACTGCATGAATGGAACAAAGCTACTTGAACCAAGAACGACCACCTGATGAAAGGTCTTGTGATTCAATTTCAAGATATTCGTTTCCAGCACCTTCTGGTAATCCCGTGAATGTGATTCCTGATTCATCAGTTTGCCGTTCAGCCAGATTTCAAAAGTGTTTGGCTTGATACCACGAACAACTTTGTATTCCGCACTACCAACAGAAAACTCAACTTGAACTTCACAGTTCTTTTGGTTGATGCTGTTCAGCAGTTGAGGCTTATTGATGTTGCGGTGAGGTTTCCCAAACAGTGCAAAACTCAATGCATCCAGCATAGTGGATTTACCGGAACCATTGGAACCAATCACCAGAGAGGAACGGAATGCCTCAAGATTGATTCGTGTTGGTGTATCGCCAGTGCTTAGGAAGTTTTTGTATTGTATAGACTTAAAGCAAATCATTATGCAGCATCAAGTGTCTGTGCCTCATTGTAGAAGGACTGGAGGATTGCCTTGATTCTCTCCTTGTCGAGATCCGTCTCAATTGCATCCACGTAGGAGTCCAGCAATGTTGAGGTATCCTCAAGTGAGACTGAAGTATCCGAAATGGAATCGCCCGTGAACTCTTCAAAGCTCTCAATGATTTTAAGATCAAATGGCTCATGCGACTGTATTGTATCTATAAACTTGTCAAACTGATATGGGTCTTTCTTGTTGACCACTACCACCTTGACAAAGCAGTTCTTGATTTCATCTGAAGGGGGAACAGGTTGCGTTTCAGAATCATCAAATTCAACTCGATGAAACAGACGATGTGGATTTACAATTCTTTCCAGTGAACGTGTCTCGGTATCCAAGACATGAAATGCTTTCTCATCAACGGCATCACTCCATGTCAACTGATATTGTGTCCCCAGATATTTCACATTGTCCTTCTCACTCGCAGTGTGATAGTGACCACTCAGGACCATCTCATAACGAGAAAAGAGTTTATGATCCATGCCATGACTCTTGATATCTGCATTACCAAGATACTTGAATCCTTCAAGTTCAAGATGACCCATCAGGATAGGAGCAGCAGCAGTCTTGACAAACTCCATGCATTGCTCCTGATTGTCTTCAGTAATCCAAGGGAGCATTGCCACATCCAGACCAGAATCAAAGTGAAGGATTGCTGGTTCCATGTGGACCTTGATGCAATCGTAATGAACCAACTGCTCTGTTAGCGAACAAAGGTCATTGGTATTCTTCCAGTAGACATCATGGTTACCGGGAACGATATGCATCGTGATACCAAGCCTTTCAAGTTGATCAATGAACATCTCACGATTCCGTTTCAGCACCTTGTAGTTGACAAACTTGCGATGCTCAAAGTAATCACCCAGATGAAGGATGGTCTTGATGCCGTTCTCCTCACAGTAAGGAAAGAAGACATCACAATAGAACTTCTCCATGTAATCAAGGAAGATGTCACTTCCGTTCTTTACACCAGAGTGTGTGTCATTCAGGATTGCAACTTTGTTACTTTGCATATGAAGTATTCAAGCAGTTCATGGAAGGTTTCTTTTGGAGTAGAGTGTGTGGTATCTATGTGAAAAGCCTCATCTTCCTTGGGTATTTCAAATCCCTCATAGTAAAACTCTCTCTTGGTTTGCCTATCAGATGTGAGGTAAATTGAAAAGACTTGTTCTGGATTAAGAGCCTTGAGATCTTCGCGAAGACCACGAAAAGGATTCACCAAAGATATCACGACATTCTCACCTTGAGAATTCAGGTATGTGGCAATGGTGTTTGCCTTGATAACATTCAACATCCTCCCATCAACATCATACCCCTGATTCGGAAAGACCTTGCGAAGTTCATCGCCATCAATCTGAAAGTAACCTTCATGCATCTCCTTCCAGAGATTGCTCAGAGTGGTCTTGCCTGACCCCGGTTGTCCAAAGATGGAGATAATCATTTCATGAAAGGCTCAAGGGTGTTCTCATTGGAAGCGAGTTTCTTTTTCTTACGAACCTTCTTTCCAAACTCCTTGATCTTGGAATCCCTATCACGAATCTTATCAGCACGGGAACGAAGACGTTCTACGATACCCTGACCCTGAACCATATCACCATCAAAGTCACCAAAGTTCTCGATGCCAGCATGTTCCTTGTAGAGTTCCTTGATATCCTGATGCTTCTTCTCCTTTGCAATACGACGAAGAAATGCGTAATAGGAAATCTGAGTGAAGTAGGCAAAGGCATTGGGATTGCCAGTGCGAGTAGTCTTGGTCACATCGTAGTTGTTGATTGCCTTAATGCAATTCTCCACGGCATCACTGACCATTTCATCACGGTAGGTGTAGCAGGAGAAGTTGGGTTTATGGGAAAGACCTTCTGCAATCTTGAGGAAGCAAGTTCCAATGTATTCAGTGACAATCGGGATGGTCCCATCTATGTCCTTTGCGGCATTCACCGAATTGACATACTCAACAACTGCACTCGAAAAGTCTTTATTGTTCACATAATGATTCGGTTTTTCTCTACTCATTCCAACAAGTCTATCACAGTTAATTTTTGAAGTCAACCGACTCAGTGGTGTGCCTGTTCAGGGGGGTTGACAAATATTGACAATTGGTTTATAATTGATTTGCGTTCAGCAGAAAAGGAGAAGTTCAATTCCTTGAGAAGTTATCAAAACCTCCAGTATCAAGGGGACTAGAGGGATTGTAAAGGTCATCAATAGCATCATTGATTTTCTTTGTATGTTCTTCAAGTGCCTTTTGATAAAGGACGAGTGTTGCAAAGTAATTTCTTTTAAGGTTAATTGTAGCATCTGATCTACTGATGACATTCCTCTCATGAAAGATGAAGGTAGTATCCATGTTCTCTGGAACGTATGGCACTAACCTTGTCTTAAAGTCTCTTTCCAAGAATTCCATTACGCCATAGACTTCAATGAGACCATTAGCATAGTTGTAATCAATCTCTTCACCAATCACTCTTGAGCCATCTACTAGTGTGTAGACACAAATGACAAGAGCATCTAAAGCATCATCATCGCATATCATTGGTTTACCTCCACTTCAAAGATTGAAAAATCGAAGTTTTGTTTCTCGTAGATCTTAACTCTTTCCACGGCATGATTCATAGTGTAGTTCTTTCTTCGTTTCCAGCTTAGGTTGTCACTGATATCGTAAACCTTAGTTGGTTTACCTTGGTTTCCTTTTCGGAGTCCACGCCCAATTGACTGTAGCACTCGTATCTGAGATTTTGTTGGTGCAGCAAACACAATGTTATTTAGGTTTCGGATATTGATTCCAGTAGAGAAGGTTCCCATTGATGCAACAATGATGGCATTGGTTTCTTGCTCAGTGATTTCACGAATACGTTCTCTCTGGTCTACCGATACCGCACCTGATACAAAGAACACTTTACGGTCCCCTGCTCTTGCCTGAAGTTGTTCAAACAAAGGTTTACCATGTTTGGCAACAAGGTTGTAAAGGACCAATGAGTTACCAGTCTGATCAAGTGTCAGATTGCAGATGAAACGATTCCTTGCTTCATTACTCACCAGAAAGTCAATCTCCTCCTGATACTTCTTCTTACCAAATGCCTTTCTTACTTCATCTGAATACTTGAGCACAAGGCAGGATACCTTGAGTTGTGCCAGTGTATCGTTTTCAATTAACTCCTTGGTAGAAGTGACATGATAAGGATCACCAAAGTGTCCAGTCAGGACAAGTTCATGCACCTTGGTCCCATCTAGTGTTCCTGTTGTCCCAATACGATAAGAAGCATTCTCCAGCATACCCATAATCTTGTTCAATGACTTTGCCTTGAAGGTATGCGCTTCGTCACCAATGACTCCACCAAACTGCCTAAACCAATCTGGTGGGCATAGGATTGCTGATTGCCATGTAGTGATGACAACTCTCTGCTCAAACATGATTTTGTCTTTGCCTGAGTAGATACGATGAACATTCTCTGGGACAGGAAATCCATTCACCTTGGAGTATTCTTGAAAGTCCTTATACATCTGTTCCACCAGTGATGTAGTTGGCACCACGATAAGAAACTTGTCTTCCTCTGTAGCAAGGAAGTAACGCATCAGCAGATAGATGATTAAAGACTTACCAGAACCTGTTGGTGAAACAAGGATTGCCCTACGCTTCACCACTCCATGATGCCAAGCATGAATCTGATAGTCTCTTGGTTGAAATGGCAATTGAGTTTCTAGATGCGGAGTATCTGGTTCTGGTGGAAAGATGTTCTCATTAACCTTGAGTTTGTATCCCTGAGTCTCAGAGAAACGAACAAGGTCATTCACCAGACCATAGGGAAGGATACCATTGACTCGATTGAAGATTCGTATCTTGCCATCCCAGATCTTGTTTCGAAACGAAGGAACAAATTTGTATCCCGGCGCATAGAAAGTGTAGTGGTCAGCAATCTCCATAAGAATCCCTTGGTCATCGCATTCAAGCATGACAAAGGCTTCGTTTCTCTTATGAACTTCAATCATTATAAATATCTAGCGTGAAGAAAACTGTAAGACTACGAGAGATTTACGAAGAAGCCTACAGAAGAAACAAAGCGAATCCCGCACTTGATGTCCATGAAATGGTTCTTGAAATCATCAAGAGATGGAAATCAGAAGGATACATCATCATTAGTTAGGCACCAGCAGTAAACTTCTTCCAATCGATTATATTTCGAATATTCTGGTGACGCCACTTGATGTTGTCCATGATATCAATCAGAGTATCGATGATGACTTTTTGATACTCAATCTGAGATTCAATCTTAGTGAGTTCGGGGTCAGTCTTGTAGTAATGATCCATGTTTGTCTTGAGTGGTTTGGTCATACCATCAAATGGATCATACTTCCATCCTCTTTCCTCAATGTCAGTCTTGGTCATCTTCCCTTCAAAGTAAAGCCACTTGTCCTTCTTTGAGGAATCGAATTCCATCTGCTTCTTTTTCAAATTCAATTTTGCAGTGCTGAGAAGAGAGAGATACTTCGCATGAAGTTTGGCAGAGTTGATTGAAGTTTCGTCTAGATTGATGTTGTCAATCTGGGAGTCCTTCTCCCACATATCAAGAATCTCATTTAGGGTCATACAGTTTATCTATAGGATAGCAAAACGGTCGTATCGAAAGGTAACGTCTGCTTGAAGATACTCAACATCTTGGGTTTGAGTAGAGAACTCTACACCACTCAGTGTTGTGGGGAATGCATTGAGAAACTGAAACTGCTTGTTCAAGTTATTGTGGCTGGTAAGGACAGTGAGAATCATATCAGAAACAGTGATTT